CCGAGATCTCAGCCGTGTTCATCTTTGCAAACTTCTTGCGAAGCTCGCGCTGCGTCACGAGTGCATCTGCTGCATCAAACTGCTCCGTGGCGATCTCTCGACCGACAGGGGCAGCGTTAAGCGACTCGAGACCCTTCTCGAGTTCGCTAAGCTTCTCTCTAATCTCGCTCATTCTTGTGTCTCCAGTGTGCGTCGTACGTACGGTGAAAGCCACGGAGCTGCCTCTGGGGTCTTTACCGTGAACGGCGTCACGCTCTTGCGGCCAACACCATGGTCAAGAATTTGACCGATGAGGCCTATTGCTTTCTCCATATCTTGTTCAACTCGAATCTTGGCATCCTGCAGCTCGGTCAGACGCTCTTTGAGCTCCCCGACCTCCTGCTGGGCCGCGATGGCCGAGTCAAGCGCCGACTTTGCAATGGACTCGATTTCCGCAATGGAAACCTCGCTCTTTGCCTCTTCGACGACTTCCGCCTGCGCCTCAACGGCGACAGGAGCGACTTCTACCTCAGCCTCAACGGCTGGTGCATCAGTTTCAACAATTGGGGCCTCTGGGGCCACTGCTGGCTCCTCGGCTGCAACCTCGACCGCGGCCTCGTCACCAGGGACGATGTCTCGGGCAAGGTCGATAAGGCCCTGGGCGATGTACTTGCGCTCGGCTTCGCCGGAGCGAACAAGGACTGCTCCAAGGTTCTGGAGCGCAGTGACGGCATCAGCGGTTGTCGATGGGGCAGCTTCCTCTTCGGATTCTGTCTCCTCGGCAACTTCAGCGCCTACCTCTGGCTTGACATCTGGCTCAATGGACGCCTTGACGGCATCCATATCGTCTTCGTCTTCTGGCCCAACCTCTGCCTGCGCAGGGGTGGCCGGAGCCGCAACCGCGGCTGGGGTGGACTCTGTCCCGTCCGTAGAAACGGTTACGGTGACGCGAGTCTTCTTTTCTATAAGCTCTTCGTCGGTCATGTTCTTCTCCAACTCAGCAGAGGTTGAATCCTCTGTCTCATTCTTCTCTGCGGCCTGATGGCCTTCAATTTCTACCAACCTTGCGACTACATCGTCAAAAGACTTTGTTGCGCGCAATGTTGACATCTTGTGGCCAACAATTCGATCAGTTGGCTTGTCTCCGTCATAAACTCGGATCAAGACTGCCGGGTCGTTTTCCTCAGCTGTGATGGTAAACGATGAGTCCGGAATGCTGACGGTGCCAGTGCGCACAACTTTCACAATCTTACCTCGGGCGCGACCGCCGCTTGACCCCCAGGAGACCATGTCGCCGACTGCAAACTTGCTAGCCGCCTTAGCATCTTCGTATCCACCGGAGAGATCATCCTCCTCTGATCGCTCAGCGCCGCCGCGGAGGCTCTTTAGCGCGTTCTGCAGATACGAGCGTTGATTTGCCGGAATGCCGACTACCGAAGACTCAAGCAGGCTGACCTCGTCAATGACGTAGGTATCCTCGCCCATGGCGTCCTTCTCCTTCTGGACCTTGGCAACTCTGGCGCCGATCGATAGCCCAAGCTTAACGCCGCGCTTAATGGCACGGTACGTCTTCATGGCAAGTGGGTTTTCGTCCTCGCTAACGACGCGGATGTCGATGTCAAGGTCATAAACTTCCTGGCCGGTCTCCTGGTCCCAACGCTTAACAATGCGGGCATCCTGGACGGAGCCGAAGAGATCCTGCGGGACCTCGTAGTTATGGTTAAGGAAGACGGTAAGGTTTTGCTTGGCGGTCTCTTCCATGGACTTTAGGGCGTTCATGGTCATTGAGTCGCCATGACGGTCCTTAATAGTGGACGAAGTCGTTCCGGTGACATAGTGGTCACCAGAGGGGCTCTCAAATGCCTTCAGTGCGTTGGTGTAAAGCTTAAAGTCCAAAATGACCTCCGCTGTATATTAGAAGATATAATCCTTGTATAGTCAAGACTTCTCAATATTGCGAACCCATTTCTGGGCTTTTCACATTGTATTTCCTATCGAATCTTACCGCAAGTGTATTAAGTTTTGTATACCTAAACACAATAATACCCAAATACTTGTATATTGTCCATGGATTTGGTATATACTTTTCCCATGGCCAAATGCAAACTCTGCAATGAGATCAATGCCGCAGTCGCCGAAGTCGAAGGCGTTTCCGTTGCTATCAAAAAACTGACCAAAGAGATTGCCCCAATCGTGGAACGCTACGAGTCCCTTAAGCATGCCCACCCGCGATGCTCTCTTTGCACAATCTACGCTGGCTCCTCGCACCTTGAAGTCAAGCTCCGCCCGGAGCCAGTAGTCCCAAGGGCGAAGGGCCAGAAGAGATACGACGTTTGCGCAGATTGTTACGGGATATTGCAAGCCACCAGGATGTCAGTACCGCAAAGAAGGAAGTACCAACTGCACATAGAAGAGGTTATCGAGTCGGAGACAGACGACCTACCTGAGGGCGGCGAAGACGGCGATGGGGCTTGATTTCGAGAACAGCGTAGAGATGGAATTTACCAACGGTCGCTTTGTGGTACCATACTGGTGGGCAAAGCTTCCATCGTTTGCTCCAGTTGGCTATATCGACGGAATTAGAGTTGTTCCGTATACACTGGACGAAGCAAGAAAAATCGTTAATAATGACTTAGATGTAATGTCTGTACGACAAGCAATGAAGCCAAAAAGGAAAGAAAAGAAGATATGGTAAACATGCCATGGGACAAGAAGCGACCGTTGGCCACCTCGGCCAAGTCTACCCCGTCGTCTATGGCCCCATCATTTGATTCACAGCCATACGCGCGCGGCGCTGGTCAGCACAGCCAGTTGCAGAAGCGCTCAGTGCAGCAGTTGCGCCGTTGGTCAAGAACCAACCCATGGATTCGCGCTGCGATCAACCTTCGACGCGGACAGGTAAGCCGAGCAAGATGGGACATTGTTCCGCACGATGCCGGAGTTACCGAAAACTACGAAGTAACCCAGCGCATTAGGGAGTTCCTCCGGGCACCAAACGAGCGTGGTGATTCGTGGCGTTCGTTCATTGAGCCAATCGTTGAGGACCTTCTGGTGCTGGACCAGGGCGTTATCGAGAAAGAGCTGACAGTCGGTCGCCGCGCCGGACTCAATGTAAACCCAATTAAGAACCTATGGCCAAAAGATGCGGGCAGGATTGCCTTTGCGCAAAACTGGGATGGCAGCGAGCCCAAGTCTGCCCGCTACTTTGAGTACGACGACGCTGGCAAGGTTGTGGCGGAATACAAGAACGAAGAGATGCTTGTAATCATTGCCAACCCAGTCACATATTCGCCACTTGGCCTTTCGCCAATTGAAGTTCTTGCGGAAACCATTGAGGCGGACCTCAAGGCCGCGCAGTACAACGCCAACATGGTTGAGCAGGCAGTTCCGCCAGGAATCATCAACCTCGGTGAGGGTGTTCGCCCTGACCAGGTAGACGCCTTCCGATCCTACTGGGATGCTGAGATTGCTGGGCAGAGCCAGACCGCCATCATTGGCGGCGGCAAGGGCGTCAACTGGATTCCAATGGCGCAGTCAAACCGCGACATGCAGTTCCTTGAGTGGCAGATCTATCTTGCCCGAAAGATCTGTGCCGCGTTCGGCGTTCAGCCGCAAGACATTGGCATTTCGTTTGACGTGAACCGCTCAAGCGCCGAGGTTGGCGCGCAACTTACCGCAGACAACGGAATCCTCCCCCTGATGGATCTTGTTGCGGACTACTTGACCAGAGAAGTTGTTTGGGCGTTTGATAAGACGTTGCGATTTGCATACACGGATATGGGCCGCGCTTCGGCTGCGGTCATGGGCGACTACTACAAGCAGGCCCTCTCAGGCCTTCCATGGCTACGCCTAAACGACGCCCTGAAGGAGCGCGGGCAAGAGGGCGTTGGCGAGCTTGGCGACCAGGTCTGGTTCCCAAGCCCACTTGGCTACATGCCGCTGGAATATTACGAGATGTACCTGAAGCAGAAGGTTGGAGACCCAGAAACCAATGAGCCGGGGCCAGAGGTGCCAGGCGAAGGTGGGAGCCCGATCAGGCCAGAAGAGCCACCACATCAGGGGCCACCAGTTGGTAGCAGCAATGCGCCAAAGCCCGACGGCGGAGAGTCCACAAAGCCCGCGCCGCAGATGGGGCCAAATCAGACACCGCAGAAGACCAAGAAGTCAGTAGCGCGAAAGATTGTTGTTGCTGACGCAGATGGCATCTTTGAGGAGAGCGGGGAGATTAACTTTGAGATGATCGATGCGCTTGAAGACCTTGCTGGCGAATACCCAGTGTATCTCGTCTCCTCGCGCCCAGAGTCTTCGGCAAAGAGCATCCTTGCTAACCTTGAGGAATTTGAAATTAAGATTGAGAAGTCGATGTTCAGCACATTCCCAGCTGGCAGTGGCGACCACTACAAGAAGTACGCCGCGTCAATTATTGCAAGAGAGGGCAATGAAGTGGTCTGCACGATTGGCGCAGTTGGCGACGGCCTTTCAGGGCTTAGCGAAAAGTCGATTGAGATTAGCAAGGCAGATGGAAAAATTAATCTTGATGTTCCTGCCGCCGTTAAAGCAGAGGCTCAGCGAGGACTTGACTGGCGCAAGGAGTTTGGTCGTGGCGGCATTGGGCCTGGGCAGCTGACGGCACGAATGCTCATTGGAAACCGAATGACTGTTGCGCG